ACTGTATAATTAGGTTTCCAAAAAATGAACCAAAACAGATGTACCCGTTTTGAGCGGCAAGGTATCTGACCCCGCTAGCTGTCAGCACCATCTTGAGCAGCTGGCCGAACCAGCTGTTTGTTTCGAGCGCTTTGATTGCTGTGATGGCCGTGGTGAGAGCCAGCTTCTTGATGATGTCATCAGCGAAATCAGAGATTTTCTCAAACAGCTTAAACCGGTTTTCGTGAGCAGCGTCTGATTCGTCGTGCCCCTTCAGCGCCTTTCCTCCGGATTCATCTAATTCTTGAGCCTTTGCGTCGATTGCGTCCATATTGGCATTGATATCAGCAATGTCAGCAGCATCGTTGTAATCCGGCTTAATCAAATTTAAAAAAGCAGTTCTCAGTGCCATTGATTTTCCTCCTATTCAACATCTTTAATCATCGAGTCTTTCCAAGTCCTCGTCTTCATATATTCCCAGTCATGGCGCAAGGCATAGTTATCAGCCCATTCGATTCCTTGTTCTTCCTCCCAAGTTCTAGCCTTCAAGTTTTTCCAAAATAGTGGATAGTAAAAATTCCGCCAGACGTTATAGTCATAGCGGAATTCATAATCAATATGAGCTGGTTTAATTTGGTCGACAGCTGCGACAAGGTCGTCAGTATAAGGGGCTGGTTCCAAATAATGCCGAAATGCATATGTAATCGTCGCGTCTCCATCGTATTCTGCGAGACAATCTCCTGTGTAGATTCCGTCGCAAATTTGCTGTATAACCGTCATCGACGCAAATCGCTTCGCTAGCCAGGCAGACTGGATATTCACCCGTCGAGCATCCAATGTTGCGTCTTTGCCAGGCCTAAGCCCCAGGTCTTTTTCTAAGACGCTGCAGCCATGCTCATCCAGGCGGTCAAAAAACATGTTGTTGTAGTCCTGGTCTAATTTTTCGTTTGCGCTTTTCATATCTGTATCAACGGCGGCATAAAGGGCTTTAACCCACGGGTCCTGCCTATACCACGCATGCAGCGCACGCAGCATGACTTTATCAAGCATAGGTAACATCTCCTAACACTGCGACCGATTCTTTCGGGATGACGATATTTGATGTCCCGCCGTTCACCTGCAGGTCTGCATAGTCAAGGACGCCCGTGGTTCCAATGATGGCAGCGCCAATTCTGGCGCAACTTATATAGTCTGTTTCAGCCTCTGTCGCGGCGAATGCCTGCGACTTAATGTACTGCTCAATCGCAGCCGTAATATTTTGTTTGATTTCCTCTAAGTCTTCAGATACAGATACAGATACAGATACAGATACAGATACAGATACAATATCAGCAGTCTTCACTGTACAGATTGCACCGACTGGAGCCTGTCCATCCCCGCGCCCTGTTTGGCCAGGGTCAATATAATCCTGCACCGCCTTCACGAGAGTTTCCGACGCCGGCTTATTGTCGTTCCCGATGATTACGACCTTAACAGTATTCTTACCAGCCCAATGCGGAAAAACGCGGGCATGGCCGACACCGTCCACAGCCTTCGCCCAAGCTAGATAGTGATATTTGTTGCCACATGTTGCAGGAATCTGTAGTTTTTCGTAATAGCGCTTCCGAAATTCGTCATCAGTTTCGACGGCATATCCACCTTCAGCCGGCGCCGGATTCGTAACGGCACCGATGCCGTTAATTGTAACGGGCATCTTAACAATCGTGTCTGCTGCGACATTTCCCTCTGTCCCTGGGCTGAGTGCCTTAACAATCACGGTATCACCCTGGGCAACTGTTTTAGTTTCGGCAGCAGCAAATTGCACCCCGTCTTCGGTTTCAAAAAGATCTCCTCGGATGATTCGACCCGTGCCAGCAATGATTTTTACAGTTGCTGTCGCACTAACCGCGGCGTTGCGCATGATTCCAACTCGTTGCATGCACCAAGCATCTAATTCAGGACCTTCTAGATTATCAACGTTCTGTTTCTCCTCGATTAGGAAGGCTTTTTTCCACAACTGATACTGCCCGAAAGAAACTCCGCGCGTAATGTCGTAGGTTGGGAATCCTTCAGTTTTTTGATAGTCGTCCGACACACCTTTCAGAATCGTATTGTGAATTTGGTTAATCGTATACATTCTCATTCACCTCAATTTCCGTTCCGTCATGCATCACTGCGGTGAAGCTGAAAATGCCTGTCTGTCCGGAAAATGTCCAATCCTTCGTTTCCTTCACGACAGGGCATGTTTTCAGCAGGTCATCAGATATTTGTCGTTTGATCGTTGCAATAGCGACTGAGCGCGGCAGTCGATAGCCAACCAATCCGTTGGTGTCGACCCCAAAATATCTGTCGTAAATTGCATATTTGTTTTTAACCGTATTAATGAACAACCTGATATGCTGCTGAATGCTCTCTGTCAGCGTGCATTCACGGTTAAATCCTGAATTAAAGATGAATCGTCTCTTTCTCCAATCAAAATAGGGGCTTCGACCTAATGTCGTTGCCCCTATTGTTGCTTTAACGGTCGACGTTTCCATTGATGCAACCGCCAAATCATTTAAATCAATGTCAGATGGAAACATTGCTCCACCTCCTTACACGATGATATCAACGATGAAGAACCGTTGATTGTCTGTTGTAGGCGCTACCATCACACGGTTCCCTGGCTGCCAGTCATCAATGGGATGCAGCGTGACATGCCCGTTCGCTGAGTTGGATGTTGAGTAGCTGCTGCCACCGTGAGAAAACCCGCCGGAACATGGCCCCGTCGTCAAATTCCCGTTTTGAGATTCCTGGTCAATCGTAAAGTCGCTTGAGCGTTGCAGAATATGCCGGCAGATGTATCCGTTACGTTTGTCAATAATATAAGCGCCATCTTGGATTGATATCTTCCAGTCATCTCCTATCTGCAGAATCACCCCAATGCAATTAGAAATAGGCTTCGGATTGTCCCGCTTCTTAAATTGATTAGCAATGTCTTGAGCCCATGTATCAGCCATTTTCTACCACTCCTTCTGCATTGTCCTTTGTTGACTGAATTTCAAGCGTCATGAAGTGATTGAGATTGTCGTATGTGTGATAAGCAGATAGAACTAAAAAATCTCCGACTAGACCGAGTTCCGCACTATTAAAGCTCAAGACGCGCCCAGACCGCACTTCATCAGATCCGAAAAGATTCAGCCGTTTGCTGATTTTCTTTCTGCAGAGCTCCTTCAGCTTTTGGTTCGCAATCTTCTGAGCATCTGCTTTTTTCTTGTCAGTTACGTTCTCGTAATGAACGACTTCGCCGTATACCCTTGCTGCGTCCTTGTTTTCGGCAGTTGCGATAACAGCGGCATCTTTTTCGTGACCGGATGTGATAACGACCTTGGTCACAATGTCTTTGACGCTGCTTTCCGCGGTGTAGTCTCCGATGACGTCTGTCACATCAAAAGGCGTCTCATTCGGAGCAATTTGGTATGTTGCCTTTACCTTCAGCTCATCCCGCTTCGTGATGCAGAGCTTATCCATCCTGACTTCCATCCGGTATTCAACCCCTGTCGCAGCAGTTTCCTGTGCAATGATATCCTTCAAGGCCTTGGAAATATCGTCCCCGTTGTAGATCTTATTAATCACTGTATTCATTTCCGCAAGTTCTCCGATTTGGATGCCCTTGCTGTCACAAATCCTTCTGATGCCGTCTGATGCCGTACAATCAATTAGCTGCACGAACACCTGATCCTTGTTCAAAAACCAAGCGTAGTCATATGCCTTGTATTTAAACTTTGATAGTCCTTCTTGAGATTCTTCCTCGATGATTCCAGTGAAAACAGTAACTCCGTTGTTTTCAAAGCAAATCTTTCCGCCGAACTCCAAAAGGTTTCCCTGGTAATTACCGTCCAATGGATTCTCGATCAAGTCAAACGTAAACTCCTCGCCCAGTTGGTCAATCTGATCACTCCGTGAATAGTTGCTTGTTATTGCCGTGATATCTTTAGTCATGCCACCATAGGAGTAAGTCAGTTTAAAATCATTCATTCAATCACTCCTTCGGCTGCTTGATCATCAGCAATATTCACCGACGGTTTCTTATATTCGCGGAAGTCAATCTGGAACTTTATGTCATTATTCCTTTCTTGGTGATATGTGAAATTATCGATCGTGCAAAGCATGTCTAGCTTCACCGCCCCAATCGTTTCGACGAACATCAAGCGGAAAACGACTCCTTGCCGGCGCCATTTTTCTATCCAGTTGACGTAATCCCAGCCATTCCTGAATGTTGCCCCTGCTCTGATGAAGGAGTAGTTTTTACTGACAGGGAAGATGCTGGAGAATGAGAGCGTGCGGAGCTTAGGAGCTCCAATCACATTGATGTCTCCCGTGACAGAGGCAAACGTATCGTTCGCCTGTGGACTATTGACTTCAGGCAGGTCCCCCGGAATAACTGGGAAGATGATACTGTCTCCAATATTGTCGACCTTCAGTACGATATTAATTCTAGAGCGCAGGACAGAAGTGAGGTCAGAATATGCTGCGCCGGTATACTGCCTCAAGATGTCCATCAAGATACTCATGCCCTCACCTCCTAGCTATTATCAATGGCATCGCGGACCTTTTTCGCGATATACTCGCCCGTCTGCCGCATATACTCTCTATTTCCAATGACGTTCCCTTGGACCGTTAGATTAACCGTTACGCTTCGCCCACCGCCACCATTATTAACGAGCTGCAGAAGTTCTTGATGCGGCATGATCTGGCTGCCAGACGGTAGCGTGATAAGTTCGCCGCCGTTTTCGTTGACGTAGGTCGGCCCACCTCTAAAAAACGGCGTTCCAAGGGCATTATGATCCGGACTATCTCCAGCTCCTCCGCCTCCGCCGAACGATGGGAACTTAATGGAGCTGATTTTAGAAGCGATCCTATCGATTATATCAAGGATGAAGTTGAGTGGAGCCATTGCAATATCTTTTAGCCCTGTGAATATTCCAGAAAAGATTTCAACGATATTAGTCCAAGCGCCCTCCCAGTTCCCGGTGAAGACATTCACGATAAAGTCAATGACACTAGCGCTGATATTGATCACATCGCTCAAAACAACGCCAATGACATCAACGGCAGCTCCAACAATGGCGGTAATCAACGCCCATTGTGCCTCCATTACTGGAGCAAGGACACCCGCAACGATTTCAGCTAACTCAAGGAGTCTTGCGCCGAACTGATTCACCGCATTCCGAAAAGGCTCACTCTGCGTATAGAGTGTGTAGAAGGCAACGGCCAAAACGCCGATTGCAGCCGCAACCAAGCCAATGGGATTAAGCATTGATGCAAATTGTAAAAGTCCGCCGGCTGCCTTGATGCCTGTGAATAGTTTTTGCAGCGTCGTGACCTTGCCAATAATACCGTTGATAACGTTAAAGGCAGCAAACCCCGTCGCGATTCCCGCAATAATTGGTCCAACATTTTTGACCAGCTCCATAAAATCTTGGAAATGCGTCACTAGAAATTCAATGCCGCTTGCAATGCTTTCTACGATGCCAGGCAATTGCGCAGCAAGATTTGTTGCGAACTGCTGGATTGTCGGCAGCATTTTCTCAAACTTCTCGGTCAATGAATCAAGGACAGGCTCCAGAGCCTTTCCCAGTGGCGTGGTTAGGACAGCGAAAGCGTTCATAAGCTTCGTCTGCATTTTAACGAGCTTTTTCCCGACCTCTTCCTGCATATCGCCGTAATCGTTCATGATGGCAGCTGCCTGACCGGCGTCGGTCTTCCTCATGGCTTCATTGACGCCACCAACGTTTTGAGCAAGGACTTCCGCAATCATGGCAGCACGTTCATCCGCCGTTCCAACCTTGATTATTTCCTTTTGATAGTCATCAAGAGAAATGCCCACACGCTGCAGAGCGCCAACGTTGCCCATCATAACCTTACCAATCATATTTGCGACGTTCACAGCGTCTTCCTGCGTCGCGTTTAACCCTTTTTGATTGACAAGTAGGTCTAGCATACCACCGGACACTTTTTTAATCTGTTCCTCAGTCATCTGGAACGTTCCTAGCTGTGCCATGCCGGCAATGGTTACTTCGTCTCCTATGACGCCGACCGTTTGCAGCTGAGATGCGTAATTCTGAAGGGATTTAGCCGCTTTTTCGGCAGCACCCGCTCCTTGTACCTGGATATCCTTTACGTTTCCAAGGATTGTCACTAGTTTTGTTTCTGCAGCAATTTGAGCATTTGCCTTTTCGATAGATTCCTCGGCAAAGGACTTGATGCCAGCGATAGCAAGTCCAGTTCCAATCGCTGCCAGTCCAGCTCCAAATTTTGCAACGGAGTCAGCCAAGGAAAGGAACTTTTGATTCGCTCCGCCCGCAAAGGAATTAAC